TCGTATTTTAATGACCATGCGTACCAGCGGATAAAGGCTTCTCTTCTGTTTTCTTGTTTACGATAATCCATTTAGTTTCTTAACAATTTGTTCCTTGAATGGGTCAGCAAAGAAGATGTTAATCTTACTCTTGACACCCACTTCAAGCGTTTGGCGTAACTTAGCCAATACCGATGGTGCATCATTCAAATAACCAGAAAGGGTTTTGAAGTGAATGATAATGTTTGCTTCATTGATACCAGTGTCAGCATAATTCTGAGCAGCGTAGGCAATAGCACCGCCGATACCACCGTTGTTCACGCCATCCAAAGACTGGAAGATTGAAGGGTGTTCATTGAAGTTCTTAGACTGATACCATAGCGTAGAAAGGCGACTTGTAGTGTAATCAATAAAGTTCTTGGTAGACTGCTCGCGAGCCATGGTTTCTTTATCGAGTTTCGCTAGATCGTCACACTTACGAGCAACATCACTGTTCTTCCACATACCAGCAACACGAGTATTCTTACCACCCAAGACATCTTTAGCGATCTCCTTGAACATTGGAGAATCAATCTTATAACGTGGATATTCTTTATGAAGATCGCGAATACGCATGATCAGGTCGTCAAGGTTGTTACCCTTACGTTCTGATTCAACGTGGTTCATCAAGTTACCAAAGTAATTGATATTGAATGGTTTGTCTTTGAACAATTCATAATCAACTTTGATTACAGGGTATGTATCCCAGTCAGCTAGGTGAGCAGCATTTACACGGTGGTTACCGTCGACCAACATGATAATCTTACCGTCTTTAACAGCAACGATAACTGGGGTGATATTCTTACGAGCAATTCCTGGGTTACGGAATGCTTCTGTCAGCTCAACCAACTTCTTTTGGTCAATCTTAAATGCACGTGCTTGGTTGTGGTCGATAATATACAGCGTGTGTACTGAAACTTCTTCAACAGGATATTCTTGAGTACCGCCAGTCTTCCAGATGTCGATAGATTCTTTTACCTTTGCCCATAAATTAACCAGTTCTTTTGAATCTGGACTAGAAGTCTTCTGTGGCCAAACGCTTTTCTCAACCCACTTCGTAATGTTCTTTTCTAGTGCGCTCTTGGGGCGATATGTACGGACAACACCTGGTCCGCCACCATTAGATTTGTTGAAGAATTTGTCGTTGTTGACTGCGTCGAACTTGCTCAGGAAAAAGTATTCCATGTTGTACATCTCGCTCTTTGTTCCAGTGGCGAGAATAATGCGTTCAACCTTATCTTTATTGACAGCCTCAGTCAGATGAGGGTTACGAGAAGAAGAGTAATAGTTGTGCTCGAAAATATCACCATGATGTACGCCAATGTACTTTTCATGTGTCTCGGTTTGGGTAATTCCGTACAATACCCAGTTTTGAGATTCAATAGCGTTGCTCATAATAAATCCTTTTCAAGTTATAGATATATTATACTATATTCTTGAATTAAAGTAAATACCCTTAGAAGCCTTCTAGAGTCAGGGGTTTCTGGTTAGTTGCAAGATCAAATATCTCAACACATCCGCCTTTTCCCTTTTTATGGATGGCGTTGTTAATCATTTGGTCTGTATAATCATAGTCGCACTCAGAGAATGTAGTGCCATCAATTCTGAAAATACTTAACTGGCATCCAGACTTTTGTTTACCCCAGAACTTGAAACCAATCTTTTCATAGAAGCCAACGGATTCAGGTTCTGACGATACGCGAAAGTACACTGCGTGTTTACTTTTAACATAAAGCAGAGATGCTAGACATAACGCTTTGGCTGCTCCTTGACCTCTGTGTTTAGCAAAGGTATGAAGCAGTTGAAGGTTAGCAACGAACGGTCTACGTTTAGAAATAGTGGTGATGATAGCAGCCATCAGTTCACCTTCTTCATTAAAGGCACCGATACATTCATCCCATTGATCCTGCATATCTGCTTTGGCTACGAAAGTCTTAGCAAACTTATCAGCCTTATCATCGGAGATGGCTTTGATGAATACATCACGTGAACACTTAGACAACTTCAACGTATGTTCTCTCTTTCTTGCCACGTGTTTCTGGGTGCTTAGTTTTCTCCCAACCAATAAACTGAGCCAAGTCCCATTGCATTGGAGGGAACTTATAATTGTTCTCAGAGATTAGTTCGTTGACGCTTGGACCATCATTCAACGCTGCGTCTAAGAAATCTTGAACGAAACGGAAGCATGATTCCAATTCAGTTCTATCCATAGTACCACGGAACAATCGGAACTCAACTGTATCAATATGCTTCAACGCATACATGTTAATAGCGAAGCGGAATGGGCGACCCATTGATACACCATCTTTACCAGCAGCGTGCATCTTAATGAACGAGTCAAAGTCAGTTGCTAGGTTGATAATGTTATCGCTCATGTAATCAGGCATTGGGCGACCACCGTCAAACTTGAGATACATCTTAGAACCTTTGGCACCCTTCATTTGGTTATGCTCAAAGAAGCCATACACATGGTCAATAGCAGCAGCTTGATTCTCTTTGATGTATTTGGTTAGCTTCTTAAGACCTTCAATGTCATTGCGAAGGTTTGGTACACGGCAATGAATATGAGTATGCGCAGTTACACCAACAGTTGGGTCATGACCTTGCTCATTGAATAACTCTTTGAGTTCAAAGTAACGATCAACTTGTTCTTGCCAAGTGCGTGTTGGTTTGGTATTAATTTCGCCACCGAACGGAGGTTCAACGCCCAATGGATCAGCGCAAACGTATGCGTATGGTGCACGGAGGTTAATAATATCACGCTCAGAGTATTCCCATGAACCTAAGTTCTCTGGAATTGAAAAAGAGCGGGGAACATCACCCCACTCTATTTCCATACCGTATGTAAAATCAGCTTTGTTGTACATGTTGTAGATCCTTATTACCAGTAATCACTCGATCAATAACCATAGTCAATTCAGAATCAAATTTAAAGTATGTGTCCATATCAAGTTCTACTGTATCAGTTAGTTCTGCACGTTTTGGAATATCTGCAGTAGAAGTAATTATAACGCCATTTGGTAAATTAGTCAAATATAAAGGACGCTTACCGTTTCGGTAAACTGTTAACTCTTTGGTGCAAGCAGTTAGTTCGCAAACAGCCATAGACATATTACTAAACTCAGCAAGTGGGTCGTTGGAATGTTGTACCAACTCACTATCATTCTTTGTTACTGTCTTATAACCATACAGCTCTTGCCAGCGCTCAGGTAGTTCTTGGGTGATAACACCGTTGTGAACAATAGAGTGCGAGTCGTTTCCGATAGGTTGGTTGTATTCCAAATCAGATGTAGAATAACGGCAGTGACCAATCAAGTAAAGGTTTCCATCCTTATTGACAAACTCTTTGAAGTTGTCGCTATGCATATGCTTCTCAACAAACGCATCGGCTGGAATAGCTTCCTTGATGGTTATAATGTCATCCGTCCAATTTGGCAGGAATGAAATACCAGTAGCGTGCATCCCTCGAATTTTAGATTCAATGAACACACGCTTCAGGGCTTCAAAGTCCTCCTTAGAAGGACTCTTAATCAATGCTCCAATTACAGCGCACATTAGCCGAAGAACTCATCAAGTGAAGAAGCATTTGATTCTGGATGCATCTTCATAGTTTCAGCTTCACCAACTTCAGCTTTACAGAAGTCGTACCATTCTTTAGATTCCCACATACCAGCGTAAACACCGTTGAAGCGTGGACGATAGTGAGGGTTGTTCACATCGTTCTTGCAGTGGTCAACGAACTTACGGCGAGCGTTTTCGTATTCCATAGAACCAAGCGTCAACATACCTTCGTGGAAGAAAGCAATGATAGAGATACGTTCAGCTGTTGGGTCGTCTAAGATAAGTTCAGTATTGCCGTGTAAGCCAGCCATGTTATTAACGAACAATAGATCACCTGGACGAATGTTACAAGCATAACCAATTTCAGGGAAAACAAGATACGCACCTCTATAATTATCAGAGTTACTAAACACGCAGATATTAGCGAAACCATCATCCATGTTTGCGGGGTCATAGTGGGCTGCAGTTCTGAAGTTACGGTTTACAGTAATTGTACTGAATGGAGTATTTGGAACCAAGAAGCGTTGATCAACTTTATCAGCTGCAGCTTTCTGGTTACCATAACGCCATGGTAACAATTCCTCAAACGCTTTAGACAAGTGTTGGAGATATGGGTAAGACTTCTTGAACTTATCGAATTGCTTCTCAGTGTAAGAAGTAGCACGACCATAAGGGATACGTGGATAGCGATCGTACCAACCAGCGATACCTGAGTTAACAGGGTTAGCATAAGTTGTCTTTGAGATTAGGTTATCTTCAACCCAAGCTGCGTCAGTTGATGCTTCGGCAGCAGGTTTACGACGAGTTGTCTCAACCCAGTCATCAAAGTGGAATGCAGCATCAGCAACAGAATCACGGAGCCACACTTGAGCACGGTTAGATGCTTGATCACGACCTTCGGCATATTTAGTTTGGATAGCTTCAATTGGGTCTTCGCCTAATAAGTTACCAGATCCCTTCTTGAAGGCTTCAATGATATCCCATTGATACGCTGTAACCCAGTCGCGACCTTGCAATTTCTCACCACGTGGACCAGCAGCTGTACCACGGTTTTGTGTTTCAGTAGCTGCGTCACGTAGACCTTCGTAAGCAGACTGAACCATTTCATCGCTGAAGTAATTCTTACGGAATTTGAAAACGATGTTCTTTTCGTTTAGAGCAGACTTACAGTTACCACAATCTTTGTCGCAGTTAGGGTCAGACAAATCAGTGGAACATTGTGGTGGAAGGTACAAGTCCATATCGCTTTCAACTAGCGTATGGTAGTGACGTTCATCCAACCAAGTACCAACTAAGTCTGGGCGTGGTACAACCTCGGGTGCTTGAAGCACAACTACCTTCACATTTCTACCAGCATCTACACTCATATTCATTCTCCTTAAAATTTAAATCCGCTAAAATCGCCTGTCTTCTGCATACGTGAACCAAAGTCGCTCTTATCGAACACTGGTTTATCATCTTTCATATGCCCGTTATCAGCCAGACCTTCTTGCGCAGACGCTTCAACATCATATAGTTTCATTTTGCTACGATCAATACCAACAACAAAACGCTTGTAGTAGTTGGGGTCATTATAACGGTTCTTCAGTTGTTTAACAATAATCTGATTCAGGTTTTCAAGTTCTTCACTTGATACTAACGCAAACATAAAGTCAGCGGTAGCAGGCAAACCAAACGATTCTGAAGTATCTTCAAGTCCTGGGTCAGAGTTACCATAACCAGAACGAGTCGTTTGTGTTGCTGAAACAATCGGTACATTATACTCAACTGCCAAACCACGAAGCTCTTCTGCAATAGACTTTACCAACGTATACGAATTAACGTTAGAACCAGCCTTCATCCTTTGCGAGGAACAAATATTTAGATAATCTATAAACACGATATCTGGAACAAATTCACGTTTCAATTTTAGTTCTTCAAGCAAAGCACGGAAGTGACCAGCATGAGCAGAAGCAGTTGGGTATTCCTTGACGATTAACTTACCTTGGGTTTTCTTCTTCAGTTTCTCAATGCGTGATTCGTAGATGTCTTTATCAACAACCTTCAGTTCGTCCATGGTAAGGTTCAGCAAGTTCGCATCAATACGTTCAGCGATACGTTCTTCTGACATTTCCATAGTAATGTACAACGCATTGTTACCAGCTTGTAAAGCGCCAGCAGCAACGTGACACATGAACAAAGACTTACCAACACCAGTACCAGCCAAAGCGATGTTCAGAGTTTTTCTGGACAATCCACCTTTGGTGATTTTGTTGAACATATCAAGGTCAAAAGGAATCTTCTCCTCGACACGATGGTAGAAGTCATAGCGTTCGGCGAAGTCGTCAAGGTAGTCGTGACCAACGTGACTATCAAAAGAAACGGCAAGAGCGTCAGATAACAAATGAGGAATAGCATCTTGTGAATGTTGAGGATCTTTACCCTCAAAGATTTTGATTGATGACATGATCGCCAGATAAACTGCACGATCCTTACAGAACTTCTCAGTGGACTCAAGCAACCAGTCTTCATTGACTGGTGTTCGCACTAATGTGCCCAGAAGCTCACCAACATCCGCCACTTCTTTGTCAGTGATGCCTTTAGCGTTACTAACTTCAATTGCTAGGATTTCAGGTGTAGCTGGTTTATTGTACTTGTTAAAGAAGTCAATAATCTGTTGCATGACGACCGACTCTTTTCGGTCACCAAAATACTCACGCTTTAAGAATGGAATGACTTTGCGGCAATAGTGTTCATCATGAATTAGGTTAGTCAGAATTTGTTGTTCTATTCTCATCAGTTCCGCCAGTGTATACTATATTATTTTTCAACAGGTTTTCTTCAAGTAGGTCGATTAGAATATCGCCAATGTGATTTCTAAACTTGGTAGGATCTACATCATCTACAGGGTTCTCTTGAATATCATACTCAAACTGAACCCTGAGATGGTCATCCTCTTCAAGCAACCGAACTCTACCGTAGGTATAAATTATACCTGAATATTCTTTGGTAGTCAACTTAATTAGCTGATTCCCATTTGTATCCTCGTCCAAGAGTTCGTATTGCTTAATCATTCGTCGTGATCCATTGCTGCAAGTTCAGCATCAATTGACTCGTCGCTAACCATATCGACAGTTCCAATTGTATACTTTTGCTTTACAAAATCATAGAATGACTTTTGAGTCAACAAAGGCATCCAGAAGTCTTTGGTATCTGTATCTTTGATACGATACTTCTTGTCTTCAACAACGCCAGTCTCAACATCTACCTTTGAATACCAACCATTGCTAGGCTTGATAACGTGTCCTGATTCGAGTGCAAGATCAAGTAGACCGCTCCACTTGCTAATGCCGCCGTCAAAAGATACGGAAACAGGGATTTTAGATTTTTCTTTAACATAACGACTTTTCTCTACGTTGATAATAAAATTGTAACCAACAACTTCAGTACCGTCTTTTTCTTGTTGGCGACCCAAGATAAAGATGTTATCGGCAGAATAGTAAGAACCTGTGCCACCGCCAACGATAGCTTTAGGGTACAAACCGATTTCCATGTATGTGTGGTTAACAACAACGCATGGGATATCTTTAAGGGTCAAGTGAGGTGTAACCATACGGAACAACGACTTCATCTGCTTAGCACGGCTCATATCCGCAACAGACTTACCATCCAACGCATCTTCAACTTCTTTCTTAGAAGCCAAGTTACCGATAGAGTCAATGACGATAATCACTCGGTCGCCACGCTCAATGTTATTCAATTGCTGCATAATGTCAAACTTCAATTGTTCAACGTCAGTAATTGGAGTATGCAATACACGGTCAGTATCAATACCGAAGGCATCGAAGTATGATTGTGGTGTGCCGAACTCAGAGTCATAGAACAAGACAACAGCGTCTTTGTATTTGTCCTGATAGGCTTTAGCCATCAACAAACTGAACGCAGTCTTAAAGTGTTTCGATGGACCAGCCCACATAGTAAGACCTGGTGTCAAACCACCGTCGAAACGACCAGACAACGCAACGTTGATAACTGGAATAGAAGTTGGAACCATATCCTTCTTAGTGAAGAACTTAGAAGCAGAAAGGATAGATGTATCCTTAATTGTGGAGTTCTTTTTAATCTTATCAAGTAAGCTCATAATTAACCTTTCAGGAATTCTAATAGTTGGGCTTCCATCATAACACCAGATTGGCGTTTGATTTCTTTACCCTCGTCGTCAACCAACACCATAGTTGGTACTCCACGGATACCGTATTGTTTAGCCAGTTCCATGTTTTCGTCGATGTCAATCTTATCGACTTGGATTGTAATTTGGTCTGCAGCGTCTTCCATAATTCTGGTCAACGCCTTGCATGGTTGGCACCAGCTGGCTTCAAATTTTAATGCTTTCATATATCTCCTTGTGTCTTTATCCGAAGAAGTCTTCGAGCGACGCTGTTTCTTCAGCACGCCAGTTCAACGGTTCAATAATTGTCTTTAATGGTTCTACAAATGTTTTGTCAAATTGTGTGTCGTAATCAATATAACGTTCTAGATTGAACTCCTTTGGTAGTTCTGAGATGAACGCAATAACGTTTTCGTGATAAGGGTTAGGCATCTTAAGATAGACAAACTTAATCTTATCACCTTCACGAATTAATGGATACTTCTTGTCTAGTCCCATTTTCTTAACGTAGTGATTATATAGCAAGGCTGCGCGAACAGCCATTGGTGTACCCTTCTGGTAAATCGGAGAACCAGAGTACTGCTTCAAACCAGACACACCACGAGGGAATGCAATAGCCTGAACAGGAAACTTCTGAAACTCACTCTTGTAACCAGCAATGTATTGCTGTACAACTTTCTCGTTACCTTCAAGAATAACCTTAACGGACTTCTTGAGTTCGTCACGGATAACTGATGGCGTTGAAGAACGTACCATAGCCAAACCAAGAACTTTTAGCTTTGGCGTGGCATACTGGACACCTTCAGAGTTGTGTACGTTCAAAACGTAGTTCTTCTTGGCAATCCAAATACCTTTGTCAGCTAGAACTTCTCGCTTCATAACCATCTTCTGGGAATAAGCGTTCATGTACTCAGCCAACTTTTGGTAAGTGTTATCAATGAATGGTTGGAAGATTTCTTCGCAAACCTTATCCATGTATTTGATTTTACCGTTGTCGTCTTTATCACCAGCAAAGTGTTCAACCAACTGTTCCATAGTCAAATAGATCGAGTCAGTATCAATAGCGATAACAAAGTCTTTACCTTCGGTCTTGAGAATCTTATTCATGTAGCGATTGAACTCGTTAGCCATCCACTGAATGGACAACTGACCAGACAATGTAATACCTTCAGCCATACGAATATCGAAGTAACGGAAGTATGCGTTACCCATCGCACCATAAGCGGAGTTCAAAGCAATCTTCATAGCCATCTGAAGGTTATTCAATCGGCTAATCTCTTTACGAAGGTCGTTGTTACCTTTATCGTGTTCATACTTCTGTTGAACGCCGAGCATCTGCTTCTTGAACTTAGAACGGTTCTTGTACATCTCTTCCATTAACTCAGGCATAAAGCCTTTGACGTCTCGGCGATAGCACCAACCGTTTGCGGTCATAGAAAGGTCACGCTTCTTGGCGTATGATGTATCAATAGATTGAGACAATAACTGATCAACCGTGCAGGGAATCTTTTCGTGTGTGAGTGTTTCTGGCGAGATGTTGTACTGCATAATCAAGTGAGGGTACAACGAGTTCAAGTCGAACGATGCAACCCACTTGTGCTTACCAATGAGTGGGTCTTTAACATACGCACCTTCAAACTGTTCGGTCTTTGCACCGCCAGATTTCATTGGAATGACAACACCCTTCTTACGAAGGTGGTTATAGATAATAGCATCCCACATACGAACTTGTGAGTACACATCTTCATAGTTAATCTTGGCTTGGTAAGCCATGGTCAAGTGAAGTTCGATCAGACGCATCTTATCTTCGAGGCGGTCAACAAGTTCAACGTCGTGGATGTTGTACTCTACGAATTGTTGCCAGTGGAAAGTATAGAAGTCACGGAATGTGTCTCCTGGGTTTTCCTTCTTCTTGTCGCCTAGCTCCTGCTCTGCAATGTAGTCCAGTTTGTAGGACTCTTGCTTGGAGTAAGTATACTTTTTGTACAACTCGAGATAGTCAAGCTGAGCAATACCATGAATATCATAGTGGATTTCTTCATTACCTTTGATGAACGTTTTGCGTTCATTGATCATACCCCATGGGCTAAACTTCTTGGCAAGTGCTTCGCCAAGTTCACGATTGATACGACGAATCAAATATGGCACGTCGAAGAAGTCTGTGTTCCAGCCAGTGATAATGTCTGGATAGTTACCTTGCCACCAAATGATAAACTCTTTGAGTAGATGCTGCTCACTGTTACAGTTAATGTAAACGAGGTCGTCACGGTTATGTACAAATGCACCAACGCCAAACGTGATGAGACGTTTTGACGAGAAGTCTTTAACAGTGATCAGTAGGATTTCTTCGTTGGCTGTAACGATATCTGGGAAGCCACCTTCGGTCTTAGTCTCAATGTCAATAGTAAAGACTTTGAGTTGTTCCATATCCCAGTTGATATCATAATCATAGGTATCGCTGAGATATTGAAGACCGTAGTTAGTCTGGCCATAAACGTTGAAGCCAGAAACCCCTTCATATCGCTTCACAAAGTCGCGAGTTTCACGGATGGTTCCTGGCTGAACTTCATCAACATAGACACCATCCAATGTTTGCCATTTGGTTTGGGTCTTAGCGTTGACAAATAGAGTCGGCGAAAAGTCAATGCGGCGCTGGTAAGGTCGTCCATGTTCGTAACCACGAACTAGGATTTTGTCGCCAGCGAGCACAACGTTAGTGTAAAATTCCATTAAGATGCTTTTCCATACATTAATTGCATAGCGTCCAATGCACAATCGTGTACTGGATGATGCTTGATCACAGCGGCACGTTGGAACTCAGGATAATCTACTTCTACATAACCATTGGTTGTACCGTAGAGAATATCGACAGCAGTTCTAACGTCTCTCCACATATTATAGCCAGTTAATGGCTGCAAGGCAAATTTCTTTGCTAGGCTGTCAATGACCATCTGGTCGAGAGAACCTCGTGCCCACATAGTTTGTTTCTGATAGTTTGGAAACTGGTTGAGCCAACCATGCATGGCGGTGAAGGCTTCTTGAACAGTTAAGTCAGCTGAAGTTGGGTCAAGAGCGCAGCCACGGATATACTCGTGTTGGTTCTTCCACCATTCAAGAGTACCAAGGTCAACGGTGCGCTTGGCATCCAATTGTTCCTTGGCTTTGAACTTTACATAGCACGCATTGTCTAGCAAGTCTTGATAGTTTTGATTCTTTCCTGGCTCAAAGTGAACAAGCGCAGCTGATAATACAACTGCGTTCGATTCAACGCCAAGAGTTTCAACGTCAAACATAAACATTACAGGCTTACCTCTTCTCCGTCTTTTGTAAAGAACGCTTTCATCTTTTGTTCTTTATTCCAAGACTTAGTATAATCGTTGTCAATATCACACATAGCAAGTGCTTCTTCTTCAGTCATAACACGATGGCTAGAGATAACCTCAGGCAATGCCAACTGGGAGAACTCTTTGGCTTGGTTACATGTAACCGTATCAAGCGCCCACTCAGGATTAGTGGCAGGGACTTCAACCATGTAACGCATACGGAAAGTTTGGAGAGCCTCAACCATGACCCAAACCTTCTCAGGTTCTTTCTTCTTCAAAGACCAAGAACCATTACCAAGGTCTGTCCACTCAATGGTGTCGCCATCTTTCCAACCAACTTCAGCTAACGCCTCTGGTGGGAACTCAATAAACTGGTCACCAGTTGGTGACTCTTGAACCTCAAGCGTCCACTTTGTCATATTCAATCTCCATAAAATTAGTTTCAGGTGGCATCAAATCCATAGTTGTACCTTCAATACCGTCAATTTCTTTTTGAAACGAAGCATATACACCAGAGGTGTAACCACCCATACCATACGAATTCTTATGACAACGATAGACGCTGCCAGTTGAACCAGTAAACAAGTATGTTTGCCCGTCTTCTTCAATCTTTGTGATGCCGCTGTTTAGCTTCCAACTATCACCAGTTGTGTAGCCACCATAGAATGTAGCAAGGATTTTATAAATCACTTCACCCTTGTAGTCAAACTTCAACATCACCCATCTGTCAGGATTATATTCACTCATTATTTTTCTCTTTTATATTCTTCTTCGTGCGCATCACACAGGGTACGAATCCATCCACCGCCTCGTTGTTTGCCAGTTTCACCGCAAACTTCGCATGTACGATTAGCCCAAGTCTCAGCCATAACTTCTAGACCACGGCAGTAGTCATCGCCACCTTCAAAGTAGAAACGGAGTCCACCGAACTTCTCTTTGATCTGGTGAATCTCAATGTGGTCAACCTTCTCTGGAACGTATACATCTTCACCAGCACGTTCTTCCAAAAGAGCTTTAGCACGTTGACGTCGCTTCCATGTAATATGGCTGTGCATATGCGTAACGAGCAGTGTTACAATATGATACCAACCTTCGTTGATAGATACACCACAATACACGTTACGCATTGCGCGAGGATAGATTTCTTCTAGACGCTTAATGAAAGCGTCATGCTTTTCAAGTTCAGACATAATTACTCCGCATACCAAATTTCATCAAACCCCTCATCTAACTGAGGAGGCTCCGCTTCCAATTGTTGCGCCATCTTAGAAACCACATCCCACGGGATATTCTTCCCAGGACGAGAGGCTAAACGCTTTTGCAATTCAGCAGTCTCTGGTGTTCTAAAGACAACGGCAATCTTGTAATATTCGGGCAACATACGAATCTTTTTTGCCCTAGTAGCTATTGTAGTTGAAGTTTGGTCCCAAATCAAATCTTTTTTGTTTGCTTGGCAAATCAAGACTTGGTTAGCCATCAACTTCACGGCGATAGGCATATACTCTTCAAACACTTCTGAATAAGTCTTGCCTTGCTTTTCAGCATATTCCTCAACGAATCGGTCAGTGGACACGATAGGAATATCCTTCGTCCACTTTTGATTCTCAATCCATGTAGATTTGCCAGAGGCTGGCACACCTACCATAACATACATCTTGTTCATTATACACCTAAGAACTTTCTAACCAATTTATCTTTAATCATATCAGGAACGCTGGTGTAGGGATACTCCAATTCAAAGGGGCAATACCCAACAGCCTTCCAATCATTGTTCAAGAGAAAGTGTTTATAGACCTCAACATCTTTCTCGTTGTTCATATCGAATTTACGACGTTCATTTAATTTCAGTGCTGGCATCTGCTTCTTCCTTATCAAAACGAATTTCCAAAACGATAGGCAAGAACAAAGATTCATCGCCACCACGGTTACTGATACGCATATTGTATTTTACTGCTGCCACTTTACCGATGATTTCTTCACCAAGGCTCTTACGTTGAGCGTCAGTAAAACCTGAACCAACAGAAACCTTAATAACACCATCAGAAGATTCGCATTGAATAGCGCCGAGCATACCTTTGTACTTGCCAGTACCTTCTTCGATACCAACAATCTTCAAGTCGCATTCAAGTTCACCCTTGAATTTGATTTGTGTTTTACTGCGCTTGTTTTCCCAAATGCCTTCTTTACCTTTGAGAATGATACCTTCTTCACCGCTGCTCAAGAGTTCTTGGAACAAGTGATTAGCTTGTTCGATTGAATCGACTTCCCAACTCTTAACAGTCTTAATACGTGTTGGTTCGTGTTTATTGATTAGGGTGTTGAGGGAATAGAAACGTTTCTCGTATGCAACAGGGCAAACGCCGTCTACGAAGTAGAGATAAGGAATAACATCCCACACAGTAGCTTGAACCATTGATGCTTCAGCCACAGAGATTGTACCCTTGTTTGCTTTGTTGAGAATGCCATTGCCTGTTTGACGATCGAGAATACCACCGTTGGATACAACGAGAAGTTCGCCATCAAACACACAATCAACGTCACCAGCCAGCTCAACAAACTCTGCGTCGAGGTTTCCGAGCAACTGGATTTCTTTACCGTTTCGTGAACGATATTCTACCTTACCATCTCTGACGATAGCGTTGAATCGCATCCCATCCATCTTTGTTTGGACGAAGGCTGGGAACTTGATTTTGTCCACCAGTTTTTGGTCGAACTGGCTGCACAGCATTACGGGATAGTCGTTCAGCAAGCCAGTCCACACGCTGTTTGCAGTCGAGAGTGCTACTCCACATTTTAGATCCTTCTGAATGATTCGTTCCATCACCTTTGCGTCATCCGCTTTAAGGGCTTCAAGAACAGTTTTGAGATGCTCAATGGCAGCGTGGCCAGTTACAATTCGTTCACGAAGTTCATACAGAGCAGGTAGCATTGATGCGATAGAAGCACCATGTCCCGATGTGTTAGGTGTATATTTAGGAATCTTGCGGATATAGAACTGAGTGAACGGGTCAAGAGCAAGGCGAACAACTTCACGTAGAGTTGCGTCGTCACGGTTAGCTTCAAGCATCTGAATTTTGTAGAGGCGTGAAGAGTTCTCAGCGAGGTCGTTGAAGAATTGATCGAGGTTCATTTGATATCCTTAATTCCAGTTTGGATGACTTTGAAGGTACGATAACGTCTGTCAATGCTCAATGGTGTACGGAGCATAACGAAGTCCTGTGGATTATGCCACTTGAAGTAAGCATAGATCTTAGACATAGTATCGTTCATGAGATACGTATGGTTGGGTTGACGTGGAACGTCTTTCCAGAGGGTTGTTTCTTTTACCAGTTTCATAGATATATTATACCCTAAATCTGAATAAAAGTAAAGTGTTTTGATGTGAAAAACCAGCCCGAAGGCTGGTCTAAAAGTAATACTTTGGGTTTACTTTAACCCTACAAGGGCAGAGGCTGGTACAACCTCAATCCCTGATCCGAAGATCCTGTTGTATTCGTTAATCATGCTTTGCTCTGGTTCAGCTTCAGAAGCGATCGCGCTCTTGTAGAGTTTGACGTTACCAGAAGCATAAGGCATATATGGAGCAATTCCTACACCCATTTGACCATTCTGTGTTGGTTGTAACATAATATTTGCTGGATTTTTTAATTCAAAATGGTTTACATTATGATCATGAATCTCGGAAATAAGTTCTTCACCGTTGATCAATTTAAATACTTTTACATTACTCATACTATTCCTCAATTAATTTTTCAATAAAGTTCGCAGCTTCATCATGTTCTTTGAAGTGCTTGATAATGATTTGTTCCGTGGCATAATAATTCTGCGCAACCAACAATACGTGTTTGGTTTTATACACAGAAATTTTTAATATCCAGTCACCACGCCTAACCGTGATAAACGATATTAGATTGGGACTGATTTTGGCATTCATCATACCTTTATTTAGGTACGACGATTCCAGTAAAAATCAAATACACGGAAATTATTTTTGTAGTACATATCATACATTGCCATACGATCGAGGTAAGCCTCTTGAATGTACGTTGATGGAGTTGCTGGTTTAACATCAACTGCTGCTTCAGTTTCTCCATACTCGCTAACTAGAACCATATCGTTCTTTCTAGCGATGTGTTTCATTGGACCATTTTCAGTTAAGCAATGCATGAACACGTGAGTGATACCACGAACACGCAACCATGTTACTGCTCGGTCAAACATCTTCTGAGCGAGTCCATCACCACGATAGTATTCATCCACACAACAACCCAACTCACCTTCACCGTTATGAACGGCAACGTGACAAGTGGCTACCAAGTGTCCGTCGATATGGTCAACACCAAACCACTGAGAATCCTGTTCAAAGGATTTCGTAACATAGTTTGAAATGTATTCATCGTTACATGTAGTGCCGAAACGGAGGCGACGGTCTTCGCCTTGTAGCTTGACAAGGTTATGAATGATTTTGTCTTTATCTAATACTGTTAATTTTCTTACTGCCATATGAAAAGGGGAGTTTCCTCCCCTACCTCTTACTTGATCTTACCAACCTTGTATTGTCGGAAAGTTTCTAGAAAGGTTTGTATTTTGGCGATTAGCTTAATCATTTAAGAATTGCTTTCCGCCACGTTCTTTAACTGCGACTTTCTTAGCCTTCTTTTCTTCTGGGATAAGACGCTCAAGAGCGATCTTTAACATACCATTGAAAATCTCAGCGTCCTTAACTTCAACTTGGTCGTTAAGTGCGAAAGTACGAGTGAAAGCACGAGCAGCGATACCCTTGAACAAGAAGCTGTCTTCTGGCTCAGTAGTATTAACATTACCCTTAACAGTCAACTTACCACCATCAATCTCGATGTCCAAGTCAGTCTGACCAAAGCCAGCGACAGCCATCTCGATGACGTAATGAGTCTCATCAATCTTCTTGATGTTGTATGGAGGATAGTTGGGGATATTCTTCGCAAAGTCGTCATGAAACTTTTGCATTTTGGCGAACTGGTCGTCAAAGCCAAGGAAGAACTTGTCGAAGTCCTTGAAAGAATCTTGACTGAAGAATGAAGGGATGAATTGTTTGCTTGTCATGGTTTTCTCCTATTAAGCGAGTTAATTAAACGACTCCCCGAAGGCGAGTCATCCTTGGTTTGTTTAGCCAGAGCCAAGGCTGCTGGTTGACGCCTTTTACCGTAGCGACAACGGTTCCCAAGGTAGTGGGACAAAACTATTTATTCGCTTTGAGGGCGAACCTTCTTACCGATGTTATATTTAGCCACCAAATTCCATTCGTTCTTCTCTTTGAAGGCAACGACTTTGATTTGTGACAGAGATGCTTTCTGCTCTGCTTTACTAGCCTGTACGATCTTTAATAGATCCCAGTCTTGAAGCAGCCCAGCGATAGCATTTCTACGCTCAATATCACCTGAAGTGATGTTTGAGTCTTTACCGTCTAAGGCAAAGAGTTCTTTAAAATGTACGATAAAATAACGACCTTGCTTATGTAAGATATGGCAAGATTGATATAGCGTGTTGTCTTTCTTGGAAGCGATACCGATACGAGTTAGAGTCTCACGAACCTTCAAGAAGTTGTCTGGTTCTGCAAGAGTAATCTCCAGCATAGAATCGGGTGTCCAGTCATAGTAAATCTCTGACATTATTTTCCACCTTTATTTAATTTTTGTTTTATTTCATTCAATTGTTCATCGGAAAGGATGCTTAGAGCTTCCTTAGCTTTTTCACTAGAATACCCGTAATATTCTTGAACCAGAAGTAATGAGTCCGTAGCTTTGTCGGCTTTCGCCCACTTGCTGAATCGCTTCTTCTTAGTTACACTATTTAGTAAAAAGTAAAATTGCCAATCCTTTGGAATAGATGAATGCATATTCATCGTATTCGCCTGAACAACCGTGTCGTGGAAAAACGACAGTCCTCGGTTTACTAAAAATGGAGAGTAATCCTTACCCGCCAGCTTGTCTTGAAATAGATCTTCCTTCGTAGCGTTAATTGCGTTAATAAAATCAAATGGCGTCATTATTCTACACCAATTTCTTTTAGGTTATCTTCACGCACTGAAAACTTCTTCCCAGGAAAGCGTGCTTGGATAGCAGTGTCCAACTCGGACAAGTCTGCGCCTTGGGCGATAAAGGAATCGTCTTCATCAGCGAAGGCATAGATTAAACCAGAGTGCTTTTCTAAGCGCATTCTCATACGCTCTTCCTCTTCATCAGGTTCACCCTCAAGCTGAAAATCGCCTTCTTCTAAAATACGTTTCACTTGTTTGATAGCCCATTGTTCACGGGCTTGCCACCCAATAATGAAACCAACTACAATAGCACCAGCTAAAATAACAAATTCCATATCAACCTCACTTGAACTTACATTGAACCATGATTTCTGTCATAGCAGCCATGATGTTCAACTCTTGGTCTGCCACGAAAGCAGCCTTGTATTGGTAGTCGGCTAGGACTAGAATCAAGTTAGGAATAGTGGATGAGTCCATGTATTCAGAGGCGTTGTCGTATAGTTCTCGGAATAGAACTGGAGTATCTGCGTCAGAGTTCTTAGCGACCCACTTACGGACTTCGGTGAAGTTACGTTCTTTCAGAACCTTGACCAAATCTTTATAAGACTCAGCAGTCAGGTTTACCAACATACCAGAATCAATCTTACCTGATACTGAGTAACGTTGAAGTTCGTTTAAGATACGGCGATAGTCTGGGAAGTGTTGAGTGATTAGTTCAGCTACAACCTTTGGGTCATACTCAACGTTCTCGTTCTTAAGGATATGGGCTACACGCTTGAAGAACTGGGCAGCGATCTGTTGCTTCTCTTTGTTGTCAACCTTGAACTCGATATTTGCACAACGTGAGCGAAGTGGCTCGATAATACGGTGCTTGAAGTTACAAGTGAAGATAAATCGACAGTTATTAGAGAACTCTTCAATGAACGAGCGAAGGGCTGGCTGAACAGAGTCAGCGTTCATATAGTCAGCTTCGTCGATGATAACAACCTTCTTTGCGTCAGTCAAAGAAACAGTTGATGCGAAGTTTTTAATCTTGTTACGAAGAACGTCAATCTGACGACCTTCATCTGAACCGTTAATCATGATCCAGTCTGCGCCAACTTCTTCGCAAAGTGCTTTGGCAACAGTAGTCTTTCCTACACCAGCTGTACCGCTGAATAGGAAGGTAGGCAGTTCACCTTGTTCAAGGTACTGTTTAAAGTTATTCTTCATAGCCTCGGGAAGAATACAGTCTTCAATCTTTTGTGGACGATATTTCTCGACCCACAGGTATTGGTCATCACGCGATTCAATCATAATTTTCTCCATAATAAAAATGGGGAGAGATTTCTCCCTCCCCTAAAATAATCACAAATTAGAAGTCGAAGGTGGAGTCCGCTTCTACTGCAACATAATAAACCAAGTCACCGTTAGTGCTAGATTTGAAGCGAGAGATTTTCTTGCTTGAAACACTAACGCTGTAATCGCCAGGAATCATCTTCAAGTTTTCAACCTTCAAGTTCACCTTGAAAGACTTATCAGTTGAACCAACTGGCTCACTGAACGAGTTACCTGTGGCGTTCTTCTTGTCGCCAACAACGATAGTAATCTTACCAGCTTCGCCAACGATAGAAACGTCAGAGGCTTTCAATACTGAAGCTGTACGCTGAATCATGTTCAACATCTGGTTGCTCAACTCAAAGTTGATTTCAGCTTCAGGGAAAGTGATAGACTTAGAAGGGGCAGTCAATACGCTTGCGTCTGCGGCAAAGTATTTGATGCTCATGTTACCTTGGGTAATCTTACAGACCTTATCACCGAAGTCCAATTCAGGGTCATCAAAGATCGACATTGCGCCGAGGAATTCGTTCAAGTCATAGATACCAAAATCAGACGGGAATGTTTCATTAACAGTTACGTCAGACATCACGTTCTTTTGAGAACTGATAGTTGACAATTTATTACCTGCCTTCAAAAGCAAGTTGCTGTTAATGCCAGCATAGTTCTTAAAAAGAGCGAGGGTTTCTTTGGATAGTTTCATTATTTCTCCATAATTAAAAAGGATAAAGCAATTATATTATAACTGCCGTGTAAAGTCAAGTTTATTTACCAGTCAGAACTTGGACCAGAGTCAGAACTGCTAGACCATGAAGACGAGGAATCGGATGAAGATGACCAACTGGAAGAACTCAAAGATTCGCTGGCAGACTTACGAGAATCGCTGTCGTCAAAACCCCAAGAGCTTTCAGATTTGCTAACGCCAACCGAACGTTCTTCTTTAGGATATTCAGCTGACTTATGAGTATTACTCAAAAGAGAGTTGATCGCAACGGCAGTAACCACATCGCTCAAGAAGTTATCTTGATATGAAGACACAGATTGAGTTGGCGATTGTACGTGAGTCGCAACAGGTTCTTCACGCTTAACAAACTCACGCTTCTTAGTTGGCGGTGTATTGATAGAAGCCATACGAGCGAGAGTTCTTTCCTGAGCGATCTTCTTTGTTCGCTCACGTTCAGCCTCCCAGAACTTATCAGATTCTTCTTGCTGACGTTTCTTTTCAGCTTTCTTTTCTGCGAGACCACGGATGATTGCTTTCAACCCAAAGGTAAAAGCAACCACCAATGCTAGCACTACAACAACGGCTAGGATATCTTCCATATTATTTTGTACCAACGTTCAACACAGGAGATGGACCACCAAGAACCAGAGTACCACCTTTGAAGTTAGCGA